TTCATACTCAGCACCCTTTGGTGTGTCTTTATAACTTAATGGAAACCCTAGTTCAGTATCGTTAGTACCTGTTCCTTCTTTATAACCAAAAATCTTCTCACCTGTAAATGATTTATTACATCCACCTTCAAGTGATTCGCCTTCTGTGTTAAAGAATTTATACAAAGGATATTGATTAATTTTTGTTTTTGTTTGCGTGTCCCATAAGTGTAGTTCTGCATTATATTCTATAATAGGTCGTTGTGCTTTTCTTTTAATGTTTTTAACTTCTGTAAAATCGTATGTAGGTATCAGTTCTTGTAGTTTTTTAATTGTACTGATGTTAACCCAATGGTTGGCTCTACTCCATGCAGTTTGTCCGGAATCTTCTTTTGCAATTACAATATAATCTCTTTGTGGATCTACTGGAAATCCTTCGTTGTACATTAAATTATTGTCTGGTGATAGTGTTGTATTTGCTGATGCTATCTCGTCAGCAGTTGCAGCCGCAATGGATACATCTCCTGTAGTAGCATCAATTGTTAGCGAAAATATATCAGTATTGTTTGTTATACCTGTATGTGTCCAACTTCCTGTAAATTTTACAAGAGTGTTTTTAATAAGTTGTGTGTTGTTAGATTCTGGTTTGTAGTTAAGAAATGTAAATCCACTAAAATACGGCAGTTTTAAAGAAGTAAGATCATCATTGTAGTGGTCTACTAGTTGTTGTGGAGATTCAACAGAACTTGCTTGATAGCCACTATAGCTAGTGTTTAATTCTACAGTGTGTAATATTCCATTCCACCATCCACCATCTGCATCTTCTGAATGACTTACTGTATTATTGTATACTCTGTTTCCACTTGCATCTAAATATTCATACAACTTGTGTTCACCTACTGAGCCTGCTACGATATATGTTTTATTTAAAACACTTGCATCCCAACCTGACCCAGTAAACTTAATAAGCATTTGGTTTTCAACTGTAAATGTATTGTTATCATCTGTTAGTGTTGAGATGCCATTAGTTTGTATATCTGTTATTGGGTTTTTACTAGTACCTGTCCATATACTTTCGTATACCGGTAACTCCGGTACCCAACGATAGTTGGTATGGTTAACAAATTTGTCAATATCAATTGGTGGGTTAAATGTATATCTATCAGATGAATATGCTGAATTGTAATTGTATGTAGCAAAGTTTGTGTTTATAGAATTAGCAATATCATCAAACGCAATCGAATTAGTTAATTGTTTTTGTTTATCATATGATACAAGTGCAGGAGTTAATTGTGTTTTAGAATCCTGTGACTCAATATACACATCATTGGCTTTTGCTATGTTACCGTGCTTACTACCTATATAGCCATCTATATTATCAAGCGGTCCTTTAGAAACCATTTGATCTAGTGTACTATCTAGCCAACTTTTATTAAGTTCTGTTTGAAAAATACTAGGTAAAAAATTACTAGATTTTACATTGTTGACTTTTTGTTGTCCTGCTTTTTTCTTAGCCATTATTAACTTCCTGCTTTAATATTTGCGTCTGTAATGTTTTCAATAATATCAATATCATCTACATTCACATCTGGTATAATAAGTTCATCTGTGTTTGGTGTATATTCAAACATATCTCCAAATACACTTCCTGCACCTTGTGGTACAATAACAAAACTACTTAGAATGCCTGCTAGTTCTTTGTGTACATATGCAGCCAACTCTGTAAAATAAAATGTTTCACCAAAGTCCCAATTACTTGAATCAAAGAAACTGTTTATAGCTGATACTGTTTTTGTTTTTAAATCACTGTCGGTGATGTTAGAGCCAAACAATTTAATTATTCTAAACCTTGCTCTAAGTTGTGGTTCTGCGTGTGTTCCAAACAATGGTTTATATTTAACTGGCTTATAAACTATTGTATCACTTATTGCTTTTTTATCTTGAACACTAGAAAACTGTGTTCCTAATTGATAACTAGAAGGTGGAATTGGTTCGCTTAATGTTATATCATTTAAATAATTTTTATATTCTGTATCATACGATTTTGATAATGCAAATACATCAATAATATTTGTAAAACTTGGATCCACGGCTTGGTTATCTGTAGCAATATGCTCCCATTGAAAGTTTGCTGGATTAGGTAGTTCTGTGTTCCCGGCACCTACTACATCTCTAAATGTATCTGGATTATCTGGTCTACTGTCTGCATTAGTATCAATTAATGTTAATCTGTAATCATCTGAATCTATATAATTATTATATCCATATACATAAAAAGTTCCAGTAGTAGTTATATTTGTTCCATCAGCGCCTAGCATAGTAATAATATCTCGTTTTGCTTTTTTAGTATACGTTCCTATTTCTAGTTCGTTTTTAATATTACCCAAATGTACTGTGTTGCTTGCAAATTTAAATCCTAGAGTTCTCAAATATATATCATAATTTGTGTCTGTATATTCTACCCAAATAACCCAACTTGCATCTTTTGTATTAAAGTCTGGTGGATAATTAGCTGGTGTGCTATTAGCATAGTTTATATCTTCGGATTGGAAATCAACTCTCCATGATTTATTTTCTGGAATATATTTTAAATTAAATGATCTTTTTGCTTCTAACATATCTGTAATTAGTTCTTGTTCTCTTACAGAGAATTTTTTAGATAAAGCAGGATATATAATTTCAATAGTACTAGAAGCTTTTATGTTAGTGTCTAATACAATAGCGCCTGTGCCATCTGCCTTCTTACCAGTTGGTTGTCCTGCATTACTTCCTGTACCTTCTATGCCTAATCCATGTCCTGCAACACTAATAACTTTGGCCCATTTGTATGTAGTTACTGGAGTATCATCTGTTGTTACATGCTTAAATTTAATTAATGCACCAGGTGTAATGTATTGTGTATAATCACTTACAGTAGTACCTACTCTTTTTCTGGTATTTGTAGAATCTGTGAAGTAGCCATTTAAAATGTTACTTGCAGTAGTACTATCTGTGTTCCAAGTGTATGTAGATGCAGATTGTACTGTTTCAGTTGTGTTTGTAGAAAATCCACTACCCGAATTAACTACACCATCAAAGTGATCGGCTGCAACTGCTAGTGCTACAAAATGTTTTCTGTATCTTGTATAATATAAATTTACAAATTCGTCATTGTCTAATATATTCTTTAAATATTTTTCAAATATTTGATTAGCATTTTCTGTTGATGCTGCAGACATTTGTTGTATGTCATTAGTTGATTGCAATGACGCATCATTTCCTGTTAAGTATAAATTACTGTATGTTCCGGTTGGGTCAATAAATTTAGAATATCTACTGTGTCCACTAAATGTTCGATTGACACTTTTGATTTTTAATATTCCACCATTTGTGTTTCCTAGCATTGTGTTGTAGTCTGATGCAGTAATCATTCTATCTTGACTAGCATAATTCTTTGGAGCATTTTCTCTTATCTCGTCTAAACTTTCATTTGAACTAGCAGTAGAAATTGATTGTTTAAGTTGCACTAAAAATGATGCTACATAAATATTACCGTCAGTACCAGTATAGTTTATTTGTATTTTTTTAGATTGAAAATCGTCTGGTCTTAAAATATATGTATTGTTTACACTTGTTCTATACCATATTCTAATAGTATCTTTTGGAACATTACCAAATGTACTATCAGGAAACAAAACTGATATCTGATTATCTTTTCTTGTTTTAACGCTGAATATGTCACGTTCACCTGTTGTTAAATTATTATAAATTACATTACTATTAACATCTTTAACTTTGGTCCATTGTTTAACAACATTACCTGTACTATTAACATTTTGTACCCATATGTCTGAGTTGTTTATATTTTTAACATTAACATCCAAAGACATACTGTCAATAGGAGTATCTATATTAAAGTCTTGAAACTGCAATGATCCTTGCTTAATGCCAAGGAAAAATCCAGTATTAACACTGGTTATTCCTTTTCCATCATCTTTATAATATATTCCAAAACTTCCTACTGGATCTGGATATTTTTCTGTAAAGTTTCTTGTGTCGTTATCATAGTTACTGCTTATAATATTAAAGGGTGCAGATGATCCTAATACTGATCCTTGTGCATCAAATTTAATTTGATTGGGTGTATTATTAAGATCATAAAAATCTGTTTTGATATTATTAATTACTACTGACTTTTTTGGACTACCATAACGATTACTATTTTGTAATACAGAGTTCAGTACTGTAATGAAATCATCTAAGTTATTAATATTGTTTGAGATTTCATATTTAATATCTCGCCCGCCTAAACTTGTTCCATCACTTCCAATAATATTTTCGTTTGTTTTAACACTTACTACTTTTAGTTCACCGTACGCTGGCACATTGCGTCTTGGCTGATATCCTAAAAACTCTGCTAACTTGTAAATTGACTCTTGTTTTTGTGCTGTACTTAAAAAATTATTCCTAGCATTCATATCTACTCGATATGCTAAGTTGTGTCCAAACTGTGCAACTACATCTAGTAGTGATACAAATTCAGCTGATTCTATCCAGTCATTGTAATTTTCTGGATAATTATTGCGTACATAGTCAACCATTGCAGTTCTAATAGTATCAAAGTCAAATGCTTGAAAGTTTGCATTAACATATGATTCGTAGATTACTGTAAAGTCTTCTGCCGCAAAAAGTTTATTTTGTCTTGATTTTTGTGCCATAATTAAAACTCTGCGTTTTCTATAAATTCTCTATCGAATTTGATCTGCAAGTCGGTTGCAGTTGTTGTTGGTAAGTAATTTAATTTTACATTAACTGTTACTGAGTGTGCTTCTTGCACGACTCTTATATTTGTGTCAACTATTTGAAATCTAGGATCGTAACTTATTACCCTATAAACTTCTTGATTAATGTCGTCTTGAGTTGATTGATCTAGTGGTTCAAATATATAAAGAGGCAAGTCACACCCAAACGTAGGGTCTGTCCATTTCTCTCCTTTACGGATATGAAAATGGTTTATTAGATCCTGTTTGGCTAATTCTAAGCCACTCAGATTTTTACTTGTGTAAGATTC